GCGCAAACTGTAAATATAAAACCCGGAAGATATGTCTATGATGTTGTTGTTGATTATCAAGGGGTAAAAACGCGAGTTATTGAGGGTATGGTTATTGTTCGAGAGGGGGTAACCAGATAATGTCTAACATTAAAGTTAGAGTTGGGCAACAAAATGCAATTAGAGTAACATCTAGTATATCGGGTGGAACTGCATTTGCAGATAATGCCACAAATTCAACAAATGTAATTGGTGGAATTGCATCAGTTACACAGTTAAGTGTTTCTGGGGTTTCAACTTTTAGTGGAATCAGTACATTTAAAAATGATGTTTACATTGATTCAAATCTAACTTTAAATACATTTACTGCGAATTCCGGTAATATAACTGGAATACTTACTGTTGGACAATTTTTATATTATCACCCAGGACAACCTTATGGTATTGCATATTTTGATTCGAATGATAGACTCACTTCAACTGGTTCTACGAGTGCCTCTATTAGTCAATCAAATTATGTTCTCACTACAAATAGTTCAGGTGTACCCACTTGGACAGATACAATCGACGGAGGAGAGTATTAATGGCAAAACCATCTAGTAGACAAGAACTCATCGATTATTGTCTGAGGAAGTTAGGTGCTCCTGTTTTAGAAATTAACCTTGCAGACGAACAAATAGAAGATGCAGTAGATGATGCTCTTCAATACTTCTATGAGAGACATTATGATGGAGTTGAACGAATGTATCTCAAATACAAAATCACACAAGAAGATGTTGATAGAGGTAAAGCAAAAGGTACAAGTGGTGTTGGTATTGTGACAACTACTGGAACATCAAATATTTCAGGTATAGGGTCTACATCATTTAATTTTTATGAAACCTCAAATTTTATTCAAGTTCCAGATTCGGTCATAGGTATTGAAAAAGTATTCAAATTTGATACTAGTTCTATCTCTGCCGGTATGTGGAGTATTAAATATCAGTTATTCCTAAATGACCTTTATTATTTTAATTCAGTTGAACTATTGCAATACGCAATGGTTAAAACTTATCTTGAAGACATTGATTTCTTATTATCAACAGATAAGCAAGTTAGATTCAATAAGCGTCAAAACAGACTTTATCTCGATATTGACTGGGGGTCAAAGGCAAAAGATGCATTTTTAGTTTTAGATTGTTATAGAATTTTAGACCCCAATGATTTTACAAAGGTATATAATGATAGTTTTCTTAAAAAATATTTAACCGCCTTACTCAAAAAACAGTGGGGTCAAAACCTCATTAAATTTAGAGGAGTTAAATTACCAGGTGGAATTGAAATGAATGGTAGAGAATTATACGAAGATGCAGTTCGTGAAATTGACCAAATTCAACAACGCATGTCTATGGATTATGAATTACCACCATACGACTTTATTGGATAATTATGGCACTCAATCCTTTCTTTTTACACGGTTCTCAAAGTGAACAAAGATTAGTTCAAGAACTAATCAATGAACAACTAAGAATGTATGGTATAGAAGTCATATATATTCCAAGAAAATTCGTAAAAAAAGAGACTATTCTAAAAGAAATTTCTTCTTCAAAATTCGACGATAATTATGCTATTGAAGCATATATTAATAATTATGATGGTTACACTGGTCAAGGCGATATTCTATCAAAATTTGGAGTCAGTTTAAAGGATGAATTGAATTTAGTGATATCTAAGGAACGTTTTGAAGATTTTATTGCCCCGTTCTTAAATATAAATGATCCAGAAATTGAACTTGCAACCAGACCACGCGAAGGTGATTTAGTATATTTCCCATTAGGTCAAAGACTTTTTGAAGTTAAATTTGTAGAGCATGAGAGTTCTTTTTATCAATTGGGTAAATTATATACATATGAACTTAAATGTGAATTATTTGAATATGAGGATGAAGTTCTTGATACTACAATTGAAGAAATTGATACTCAAATTCAAGATGAAGGTTATATTACAACATTACAACTCATCGGCGCTGGCACTACAGCAACTGCAGCAGCAACAATAGGTACTGGGTATATTAAGAGAATATACTTAAATAATGATGGATATGGATATACAAGTACACCAGTAGTGTCAATATCCACTGCACCTCCAGGTGGGATTGATGCAAAAGCAGTTGCAATTACTACATCTAAAGGTAGTACAAAATCAATAACAGATATCTTAATGATTCACTCTGGTATTGGATATACTATGCCGCCAATAATTACCATAAGTGGGGGTGGTGGATCTGGCGCCGCAGCAACTTGTGAGGTTGAAACTATAAAAAATGGTATAGTTAAATTTGATATGATTAATAATGGTAGTGCGTATAAATCTAAACCAATTGTAACAATAACAGGTTCTGTTGGTATAGGACAAACTGCTGTTGGAATTGCATCAATTAATACAAATAATCAAATTTCCGCAATATTAATTCAAAATTCTGGTATAGGTTACACTCAATTACCTATTATAACCCTTTCAGCACCTTCAATTATTTCTGGAACAGGTAATTATAAGTTTAATGAAACTGTTGTGGGTTCTAGTTCTGGTACTGTAGGTAGAGTAAAATATTGGGATATTGACACCAAAATCTTAAAGGTTTCAATAGTCAATAATGCCGCAACAAAAGGTTTTTATCCAGGTGAAATAATAGTTGGATCTGCTTCTTCTGCAACTTATGCGGTATCAACATATGATGTATTTGATAATTATGATAAATATGGTGAGAACAAAATAATTCAAATTGAATCTGAGGATATTATTGATAACTCAGAATCAAGTCCATTTGGATTCTATTGATACATTGTCTTGAATAATCGGGTATAGAAAAACGTTAGGTACTTATTACTATCACGAAATTATAAGAAAAACTGTTATTGCATTTGGGACTTTGTTTAATGATATCAACATTAGACATAAAGATTCTAATGGTGATAGTATTAGTGAAATAAAAGTTCCTATTGCTTATGGTCCAATTCAGAAGTTCTTAGCGAGAATTGAACAGCAACCGGAATTAAATAAACCTATTGCAATGACACTTCCTAGGTTGTCATATGAAATGACCTCCATTCAATATGATGCATCAAGAAAAGCAAACATCACCCAAGCATTTAAAGCATGTGATGGTACTGATGTAAAGCAGGTATTTTTACCTGTACCATATAACATTGGATTTCAATTGAATTTAATGAGTAAACTTCAAACTGATTCTTTACAAGTCGTAGAACAAATACTTCCTTTTTTTCAACCATCATTTAATATTACAATAGATTTAATCGATTCAATTGGTGAAAAAAGAAATGTACCTATTGTATTAGATAGTACTGCATTCACTGATGATTATGAGGGAGATTTTAATGAGAGAAGAATATTAATATATACTTTTAATTTTACTGCAAAGGTATTTTTATTTGGACCCATTTCTAATTCAACTGATGGGATTATTCGAAAAGCACAGGTTGATATTTATACAAGTACAGATACTCAAAATGCAACTAGAGAAATGAGATATACTGTTGAACCTGATCCAATTGATGTGAATCCAGGTGATTCTTTTGGATTTGATGAAACCTGGGAATATCTACCAGATTCTAGAAATTATAGTCCAACTCAACAAAAGGATATTTCATAATTTATGGATAATTTGGAGACTGATCAAATGAATGTAGTTGACGTTGAAAGTAATATTGTTGAAATTGAAGAAACCTCAAAGGAACTGATTAAATCAAAGGTTGATGATGTAAAAAAAGATTATGAATATACTCGGGCAAACTTATACTCATTAATTGAAAAAGGTCAAGAAGCAATTGACGGTATTATGGAAATTGCAGGTGAGGGTGGAAGTGCAAGAGCATATGAAGTTGCTGGACAACTCATCAAATCAGTTGGTGATGTTACAGATAAACTCATTGATTTACAAAAAAAACTTAAAGAAGTTGAGGATGATTCACCTAAGAGTACAAATAATACCACAAACAATGCAATTTTTGTTGGGTCAACATCCGAACTCTCTAAAATCCTGAAACAAGGATTCATAAATACAAAAGAGTAAATTATAATATTGTGTCAAAGGTAAAGTCTCATAAAAGTGTAGAAGAAATTGCAAAAAAGCATCGCCTAGATGTTTCTTTTGTGAAAAATCAACTTAGAATGGGAATTCCAATTGAGCGTGAGCACACTAAAGATAAAGACCTTGCAACTACCATTGCTCTTCAACATCTAGATGAAATTCCTGATTATTACACTCGATTGAAAAAGATGGAGAAGATTGCAAAAAATGAACATCGCAAATTTAAAGATGTAAATGAGGGAACCCTACATCATTGGTTTAAAGGTTCTAAATCTAAAGATGGTAAACCTGGATGGGTTCAAGCAGATGGTTCTCCATGTGCAAAT